TTATTCAAACAGTTTGTATTCGCTGAAAGTGATCACTTCCTTTCCAACAATCGCATTAATTTCTTTCAAGCGTTCTTGTAGAGGGATAATCTCATTGACAAAAAACACCTTAGTCGCTTTTTCTACATCACCAAAACCGCCGGTATTATTGGGAATGATCCCCATCAATTGCGGTGGTACACGGTGCGCAGCTAACACATCATCACGGCTTGCATTTTTAATATTGAGAAAATCATCTTTGGCAACGGCATCGGAAAGCGGAATGACCTGTAGCCCCTCTTTTTTTCCATTCGGTGTATGAATAAATAAATTCTTAAAATTACCCGTGCCTTTAGTCTGCCGAATTTGCTCTTTAATTGCATCAACATCATCTTTGTTTTGAATGGGATCTGTTAGATAAATTATTGAACCCGCATGCGCACCATTGAGATAATATTTACGGCGGAACAATGTCGCACTCTCATTTAAAAATGCAGACTGCAGTGCGGCCAAATATTCCGGCACACCATAAATTTCCTGATTAACATCAGGATTAACCAAATTGAAAACAGAACCTTTTGAAAACTCGTGTTCGTCAAATCCATTCACCACTTGATAAAATACGCCCTGTTCTACGCCAACCCGCATATATTTCGCCAATGGTGCATTTAATTCCATCACATTGCCAAAGCGATTACGCTTAATTTCAATGTAGGCATTACCGAAAACCAAATAATCTTGCACCAATTTTTCAAGTTGCGTGCGTAGCAAAAGTGCGGTCGTTTTACAGGTTGAAAGCAAAATATTTTTCTTTACCGTGATCGCACTTTGATGATGTGCCGAGGCGTTCAATGCTTTAGAGAGATAACTCAAATTAATCGGTGGATTGTAATATTTTTGATACATCAACACCGGCTCGAAATAATTGAGTATTTCCGCACGGTCAAGCACGGGAATCGGCTCACCAAAACTAAAGGCTTCAGCGTTGGAATGTGAAGAAAGTGCGGTCGTTTTTTTACGTGATTTTTTCATTTATTAAATCCTATTCAAAGGTGAAAATTGTGGTTTGTGCGCTGCCGGCAACATCACCGCCGGAGCCATAAGGAACGTTTAAAATGCAATTCATAATCGCCCACGATAAATCGCCGTGGCTGGCCTCTTCCGAACGGTCGGAAACATAAGTGATTCTGCCTGTGCCAGTGGTGCGTTTTTTCACTGTCATAAAACTGGTGATAATTTCTTTGCCGTCAAATTTAAGGCGACGTTTCTGAATGAGATTTTGCGTTTTCAGCACCATTTCATTTTTTAAATCAGCGTTATAATCTAGCCCTTGCGCCATCGGGTAAAATTTCTTCACTTCTTGATACACACCCGACCCCATCCCAGTTTTATCAATCACAATACGGGTGACGTTATAATCATCACAAAATTGTTTAATTCGATTGGCTTGCGCTTCATAATCCATGCCATGGAAGGTTTGCCAATGCAACACACGATAGTCGCCCCCTTCCACTTTAGGCGGGGCAACAATGGCAAGTGCCGCACGGTCGCCGGTGAATGCGGGGTCATAACCGAGCCAAACTTCACGATTACCGAATGACCGTTGCCAAAAGGGTTTATAGTCCGTCCACTCTTCTAAGCTATCTACTTGGCACAACTGCAAATCAGCAAATTTGAAAGCAGAGCTGTGATCATCTGCAAATTGACATAAAAACAATTGTTCAAACTCTTCTTTGCTTCGTTCAGCAATTAAATCTTCAATGTCAAATCTATTACATCCACCTTCAATAGCATCGTAAATAGTGACAATCTGTTTCCATTGGTGATCAGCACATAATTTACCGGAACGTAAATTTTCATGAGAAATATCAATCTCCACTCTTTCTGATTTTGCACGATTGCGATTAAAGAGTTTGCCGGAGAAGAACGCATAAGCCGAATGAGCAGTTGTTGATGGCGTAGAAAAGTAAGTTTGGCGATACATCTTTTGTGAAGCCATTCCTGATGCAACCTTCCTTATCTCTTCAAATTTTGGCACCCAGAATATTTCATCAAAATATAAATTACCGTGGTAACTCTGTGCTGTAGCAGAATTAGTACCAAGAAAAATCAATTCTGCCCCATTTGGCAATTTGATGGTTTCTCCTTTCAAATCTATATCTGCCGTTTTTTTTGCATAATTCACAATATAAGATCGAAACTGCAGTGCCTGTTTTTTACTGGCGGAAATAAAAATTTGATTATGGCCCGTTGTCAGCGCATCAACGAATGCTTCATGAGCAAAATAATAAGTCGCCCCAATCTGACGACTTTTCAAAATATTGCGGATTCGGTGTTCTTTTGCCTTGTGCCACACCCGTTGATAATTAAACATTCCCTCAAGAAAGCCATTAATCAACAATTCCTCTTGTTCCTGATCAATCGCATTCTGTTCTGCTTTCTTGCGTTCGCCTTTGTTGCGATTAGCCAGTTTCGGGTTCAAATCCACTTCATTACCCTCGCCAAAGGAATATTTTTTCACCCGTGCCATCCGTTCCATTTGGCGACCGAGTAAATCAATTTCTTTGTAATCTGCCCCGCTCTTATTTTCTTTCAGGATGAGCAAATTCAAACGGCTTTCAAGTGTCAGTTCCACACGCCCGACCGGTGCGAAATCATCCCATTTTTCACGTTCTTTCCAACTTGAAATCGTCGATGTCGGAATATTTAATTGACGTGATATTTCCGCAATTTTATAACCGCTGAAATACATCACTTGCGCCTGACGTTTGGTGTCTGCCGTGGTTTCCGGTTGAGCTGTATTATTGATAGGTTCTGTCATGCGTTATCTCTTAAATTTTAATAACGGCATAGTAGAAAGGATAAGTGCGGTCGTCTTTCAGGGCGTTTTGTGAAACCAAAAGCAACAATGGCAAGCACTCGCACAGGTGTGAAAAGTCTTTCAGAATGGGCGCAACTTGAACCATAAAAAGGACAACCCATGCCGAAAAAATCAAAATGGTTTGTTGTTGCGACAGAGGGCGCAACCACAGACGGTCGTGAAATTCAGGGTAAGTGGATTGAGGAAATGGCTGAAAGCTATGATCCGAAAAATACTTACGGCGCACGCATTAATTTAGATCACATCAAATTCACCCTATTTTTTGAAGATATGCCGAATGCTCATTGTTTCGGTGATGTGATTGCGTTGAAAACCCAAAAACGTGAAGACGGTAAATTGCAATTATTAGCCGAAATTATCCCAACGGAAAGTTTGATTAAACTCAATAAGGCAGGGCAAAAAGTCTATACATCCGTTGAAATCGACACCAATTTTGCCGACACCGGCAAAGCCTATTTGGTGGGATTAGCGGTAACAGACAATCCGGCAAGCCTTGGCACGGAAATGCTTTCTTTTTCACATAACGGATTAAGTTCACGCAAATTAAAAGCAGAAAATCTTTTCACCGCTGCTGTTGAAACTGAATTTGAATTTGTGGAAGAAGCGGACAAATCCCCCTCTATTCTTGAAAAAATCAAAGGATTATTCGCAAAAAAAGAAAAATCTGATGATGAACGTTTTGCTGTGCATGAGCAATCCATTGAATTGTTAGCCGAGCAAACCAAAGAAACACAGGAAAAATTGACCGCACTTTCTGCCGATTTTGAAAAACAGAAAACTGAATTTTCCGCTATGCAAAGCAAGTTTACCCAACTTGAACAAACGCCATCTGCCGACTATACCGAACGCCCTTTAGTTGCGGGCGAAAAAGCCGAAGCAGACGGTCGTTTCTTCTAATTATCACCACAGGAAGCCAAAATGAATAAATTTACCAAAACCAAGTTAGCCCATTACTTCGCCGGTGTTGCTGCAGATAATGGCGAATCCGTAGAATTTGTTGCTGCAGGCGGTCAATTTACCGTTGAGCCAAGCATTCAACAAAAACTCGAAAATGCCGTGTTAGAAAATTCCGATTTTCTCAAACGCATTAATGTGGTAATGGTCACTGAAATGAAAGGTGCAACCTTGCGTTTAGGCGTATTAGGCCCTATTGCAAGCCGAACCGATACCAACAAAAAAGAGCGTGAAACAAGAGATATTCACAGTCTTGAAGAAAACACCTACTCTTGTGAGCAAACCAACTTTGACACCCATTTAAACTATGCCACCTTGGATAGTTGGTCAAAATTCCCTGACTTTGCGGCACGCATTGGCAATCTCAAAGCCGAACGCATTGCCCATGACCGTATTATGATCGGGTTTCACGGTTCAAGTGTTGCCGCAACAACTAACCTCAAAACAAACCCATTATTGCAAGATGTTAATGTCGGCTGGTTACACCAAATTGAAACCAAAGCCACCGCTCGTGTGATGAAAGAAGAAACCAAAGGTAGCGGCAAAATCGAAATCGGCACAGGTAAAACTTACAAAAATCTTGATGCCTTTGTGTTCGCCCTCAAAGAAGACTTTATCCCCGAACAATACCGTGACGACACTAAGTTAGTGGCAATCATGGGTAGCGATTTATTAGCGGATAAATACTTCCCACTATTTAACCAAGAAAAACCAAGCGAACAGGTCGCCGGTGATACAGTCATCAGCCAAAAACGCGTGGGCGGTTTACAAGCAGTTTCAGTACCATATTTCCCGAAAGGCACAGTGCTTATCACTGCATTGGATAACTTGTCAATCTATGTACAAGAAGGCAGAGTGCGCCGTCACTTTAAAGACAAGCCGGAACGCAACCGTGTGGAAGACTATTTGTCCTCAAATGAGGCGTATGTAGTCGAAAACTATGAAGCGGTGGCACTGGCGAAAAACATCACGATTGTTGATGCACCGGCTACCGAAACCACTAACGGCGCAACGGAATAAGCCAATGCGCCCGACTAAACGTCATTTTATCGAAGTCTCTGCCGCTTTAGCTAATGCGGCAGAAACCGAAGATTTAAGCCAATTTAGCGAATACGACAAAATGCTCCGCTTGCTTGCCCGCCACAAAAAGGATTTAAAACAAATCCAATCCACGGTGCGCAAAGCAGAATTTAAAAAACGCATTTTGCCGGATTATCTGCCTTGGATTGAAGGCGCATTATCTGCCGGAACAGGTAAACAAGATAATGTGGTGATGACGTGGTGCGTGTGGGCGATTGATTGTGGCGAATATCACCTTGCTTTAACCATTGCCGAATATGCTGTTTTTCACGATTTACGACTGCCTGAACCCTTCAACCGAACATTAGGCACGCTTATCGCAGAAGAATTTGCCGACCAAGCCAAAGCGGCACAAGCGGCAAATCAACCTTTTGAAGTGGCGTATTTAGAACAAGCTAACTGCATCACCGCCGATTGCGATATGCCGGACGAAAGCCGTGCAAGATTATTGCGTGAATTGGGCTTGCTTACTGCAGTAAAAAATCCCGAACAAGCCTTGCAATACCTTGAATCTGCCCTCGGTTTAGATCAGAAAATCGGTGTGAAAGGTGAAATTAAAAAACTCCGGAAACAATTAAACAAAACCGAAGAATAACGGTTTTGATACAGAGCAAACCACGCAGCCGCGGGGCGGATTCAAAGTGCGGTCAAATTTTCTTAAATTTACACCGTACTTGATGAATCCCCACCCCGCTTTTTTTATAGGTAAACACAATGTCAGACGGTGCAATCTCAATCAAACTTGCCCCCGATTATGAGATGGGCGCAGTACAAAAACAGGTCGAAACCTACCCTAACACCGATGATTTAATTAGTAATGAACCCTTTTTCCCTGATTTGTCGATTTCGCAATGCCGCAATCAAATGCGTATTGACGGCACAGTGACCGAATTTCGCTTAAAAGATTCATTGATTGAGGCAATGGCTTCAGTCAATGAAGAATTGAGCGCATTTCAACTGGAAAATGAGAAATACGGTCATTTGGAAAGTATTCCGGCTCCGGTTATCAATGACGAAAGTATCTTAGTGCAACGTTATCAACGTGCCGTGATTTGCCTTGCCGTTGCCAATTTATACGAACGCTACGCAAGCTACGACAGCACCAATGACGGTGAAAAGAAAATGGAACAACTCAAAGACATCATCGACCAACTCCGCCGTGATGCCCGTTTTGCTATCAGCGATATGTTGAAACGCCGAAGAATTGACGTGGAGCTGATCTGATGAAAGTGCGAGCCCAACAAAATGACAATCTTGATGCCATTGTTTACCGCCATTTAGGCAAAAGCCAAGGCTATTTAGAAATCGCATGCGAACTGAATCCGCACTTGATGAATTTGCCAATAATCCCGATCGGCACAGAAGTGAATTTGCCTGATCCTGAAACTGAAAAAATCAGCGTTGCACAAGATACGTTGCAACTATGGAGCTGATATGCACGAAACAACCACTAAGACCGCCTACACGGGCGCATTCACGAGTTTTATTATGGGGCGAATTGCCGATATGTTCGCAAATATTAATTGGGCCGATGTCGCATCGGTGGTCGGTATCATCATCGGTGTCGCCACATTTCTGATTAATTGGTACTACAAGAAAAAAGATTTTGAATTAAGAAAATTAGAAGTAGAAGGAAAAATCAATGATAAGAAAAAGAACTAAATGGGCATGTGGTATCGCCGCCATTGTCGGTTTAACCATTGCTTTACACGGCAATGAATTGCAAACCTCAAAACAAGGCTTGCTGTTAATCGGTGATGCCGAAGGCTGCCAACGAAAGCCCTATCACTGCCCTTCGGATATTTTAACTTTTGGCATTGGCACAACAGAAGCCGTAGAAAAAATCATACCCAATAAAATCTACTCAAATGAAGAAATCGCCAGCGCTTTTGCAAAAGGCGTAAAGCAAGCGGAAAAATGTGTCAATACTTACGCCAACGGGCAAAAAATGCCACAAGGGGCCTTTGATGCGCTCACCTCTATCACCTTCAATGTTGGGTGCGGCAAACTCAAAAACAGCACGCTATTTAAAATAGCTCGCCAAGGTTACAGCAAATCCATGTGCGGTCAATTTGAACGTTGGATTTATGCCGGCGGAAAACCGTTAAAAGGCTTGATTGAGCGCAGACAAAAGGAGAAAGCACTATGTTTAACTTCTTAAGTTCAAAAGAAAAATGGTTGTTATTGGGCGGCCCGATTCTTTTAGTCCTGATCATCCTGTTTCAAGGTTGGCAAGCGAACCACTGGCACGCCGAGATGGTGAAAGAAGAACAGCTTAAAGCCAAATGGCAAGCCTCTTACATGGCATTAAATGAACATGTGCAACAGTTTGCCGAACAGCAAAAGCAACTGACCCAAGCCGTCAATGAGCTAAAACATCAACAAACCCAACAAACACAGGATTTAAAAAATGCACTTAAACAACATAAAACTTGGGCTGATAGCCGCATTCCTGATGACGTGCGCAGCGTGCTCAACCGCCCCGCAAATCATTAAACAACCGATACTCTGCCCACAAACGGCGGAGTGCGGGCAATTTTCGCCACAAATCCGCACTAACGGTGAACTGGCAGAAGCTTATCAACAGGCACAGCACCGTTTAAATTTATGCGTGGTTGAAAATCACAGCCTGAAAAAATGTATTGATGATTTTAATCAAAAGGAAAAAACCAATGACCGACCAATTTGACCGTGCGCAACAATTAGAAGAAATGCACCGAGAAATCGCCCTAAAAAAACACCGCACTTTTAAAGCTGTTAGCCGCCTTTACTGTGAAGATTGCGATTCACCGATTCCCGAAAAACGTCGTCAAACTATTCAAGGTGTCACCCGTTGCGTGATATGCCAAGAACAGGAAGAAAAACGCCAACGGAATTATAGATAAGGGAATTTTAGAAAATGAAAAAGCCCAACCAACTGCGCAAAATCCTTGAGCAAAGTTTGCCGGATTTTGTTGAAAACCCCGACCGATTACAGCTTTACACGGACGGTGGGCAAATTATCGCCACAGGTGCAAACTCGTTCAGTTTTGAATATCGCTACACGCTCAACATCATTGTGACCGATTATGCCGGTGATATTGCCGCTTTAATTGTGCCGATGATTGCCTATCTTCGCACTAATCAACCGGAAATCTTTGAAAATCCCCAACTGCGTGAAAATGCCTTCAAGTTTCAAGTGGATTACAACAATAACAACACGGCTGACATCAGTTTTGAGATCAAACTCACCGAACGTGTGGTATCGAAAAAAGACGGCGACAGCGTGCAACTGAACTATGCCAAAGAACCGGTGCTTGAGGATCCCCGCTTGGTAAAAGTGTATTTGCAGACTTGGGATAATTTGATTTTTGAGGGTAAAGTCTGATGAAAGACAACATTCAACAAGTCAAACTTGCTTTTGCCGAACTATTGAAAAATATTAGTAAACCACGCCGGCGTTTACTCTATCAACAAATTGGCAGAGAGCTCGCTCGAAATCAAAGAAGACGAATTAAAGCGCAACAAAATCCTGATGGTTCAAATTATGATCCTAGAAAACCCCGAAAACAATTTGGCAAGAAAAAAGGGCGAATTAAACGTCAATTAATGTTTAGAAAGCTCGCTATGCCTGCACATATGAAATTACGTTATGGACAAGATGAAATTTCGTTAGGTTTTTATGGTGGTGATGCCGTGATCGCTTCTGTTCATCAATACGGATTACATAGTAGCCCATCTGAAAATAAGGAGTTCAAAGTGAAATATGCCCAGCGTGAATTGCTAGGCTTTAATGATGAAGATATTGAGGTGATCGAAAGATTTGTTATTAAAGCAATATCAGAAATCAATGTTTAACTACGGGAAAACAACCCCAAAACCCCACGAACAACCGCAACAAGTGAAGTAACAAAGATGGCACTAATTAAGCCCGCTCCAACGAATGACACAAAACAAATTGAAAACCAACTAATATGTGGCAACGCACTATAAGTTTGATAAACCAAAGTCGGGAAAACAATAAAAATCCCGATGAATAAAATCCAATCTATTGAACGTTCCATCATAATCCCCCTATTTGTTTACTTTCTAGGTGAATAATATGAGTAAAGATTTAAAAATTCAAGTGTTATTGTCCGCAATGGATAAATTAAGTGCGCCATTTAAAAACGCTCAAAAAACCACGCAACAATTATCAAGCGTGCTAAATGAAAATAAAACAAAATTAAGAACACTATCACGAGAATATAATAAAAACGAATCACAAATAAAAAAATATCGTGACACATTAAATCCATTGAAATCAAAATTAACTGAAAATACACAAGCACTGAGTAAGTCTTATGCTGAAGTCCGTCGTATGAAATCTGCATTGAAAAATATGTCTAGTCCAACGGCAGGATTCACTAAAAAATTAGATGATGCTAAAAAAAATTTAGAGAAACTAAAAAAAGAACAAACGGAAAATATTGCAAAATTAAAAGAAGCACGCAATCAATTTCAACGAAATGGTGTTAGCGCAAGCCTGCTTGGGCAACGGCAAAGAGAGTTGCAAGCCAAAATGAAAGGTGCAAATAAAGAAATTGATCAACAGCGTGCGAAATTAGACAAATTAAATGAAAAAGCACGTCGCCAAAATATCTATCGACAACGTGTAGATAGTCTGCGAACCAAAGCGGAACAATACGCAAATATTGGCGGTCGGGCAATAGCAACCCACACTATGATGAAAGATAAGATTGCTCAACCAGTTAGTGCATTTGCGCAAGCCGAAGTTGCAGCTACCAATCTGAAAGTAGCCATGATGGATAAAGATGGTAAAGTGCCGGAAACTTTTGAGAAAGTAAATAAACTCGCTATGCAACTCGGGGATAAATTGCCGGGAACAACTGCCGATTTCCAAGATTTAATGACAATGCTTGTTCGCCAAGGGATGAGCGTTGAAACCATCTTAGGCGGAACTGGCGAGGCAGCGGCTTATCTTTCCGTGCAATTAGAGATGCCACCAAGACAAGCAGCAGAATTTGCCGCCAAAATGCAAGATGCCACTCGCACTACCGAAAAAGATATGATGGACTTAATGGATGTTATCCAAAAAGGATTTTATGCAGGTGTTGATCCTACAAATATGTTAGGCACTTTCAAAAATCTTGGCTCAGCTATGGATTTAATTAACAAAAAATGGTCGGGCGGCTATGCCGGCAACGGTGGCAAATACGAACCCAAAGGCATTTTTCACGGTGGCGAATATGTGATGACAAAAGAAGCCACTTCACGCCTTGGCATTCATACTTTGAATGCCCTCAATTATGGCAAACAAGCCTTAATAGCAGGCGGATTGGGTATCAGTGTCGCCACAGCCGCACCGGTGCAAGTGGATCACCGACCGCCAATTTCGGCACGTCCTGTTGCAACACAGGTTACACAACCAATGAATGTGCAAATCACCATCAATGCCGCACAAGGAATGGACGAGAGAATGATAGCTCAACAAGTAGCAAAAGAACTGCAACGAATCCAAAACCAACAACAAGCACGCTCACGAAATAGTTTGCGTGATCGGGTTTAACCAAAGGGCGAAAGCCCTTTTTTGTTTGATTAAAAAAATAACTCGCGTTATAGTAGAAGCATTACCCAGAGGAGTGTGAAAAATGTTTAAAGAAAAAGGCTATGATGAATTTCTAGCGGCAAGTATTAAACGTGGTGAAAAAGATGTTGCGGCAGGGCGTGTCTTTACTTTAGAACAAACCAAGGCACATCTACAAAAAACAATCGAACAAAAAGCACGGGAGCTTGAAGCAGCCGAACGTGAAATGTTGATTTATGGCTAATATCATTTTTACCCAAGAAGCCGACCGCAACTTAAATGAGATTGTTGCCAACGTGATTGAATATACCGGTTATGAGGTCAGCGGAATTAAATTAGCCAATGATATTTTAGCTAAAATTGATGTGATAGCCTATATGCCTACCGCTGCAGGTAGAATTATTCAGGATAACCGCCGTGAGGCATTCTGTCGTGGTTATCGTATTGTTTATGATATTGTCGGAAATGAGGTCTATATTCAAACCATTATCCACTCCCGCCGATTATATCCTCGTCCATAGTTCTTTTTGAGTTATCTATGAAAGCAAGTCTGATGACTTGCTTTTTTGTTACCTCTAAATTCACACTTCCTCACCCTCGCATTTATCCCCTATCTCGCCAACAATAAGGCTATTTATTACAACCAAAAAAGCGTTATGTCCGCCGAATTTAACCGCCGATTAGATAACATCATTCGCTTTGGCACGATTGCCGAAGTGGATTATGCAACAGCCCGTGTACGAGTAAAGAGCGGTCAAATTCTGACGGATTTTTTACCTTTTATTACGTTCCGTGCCGGCACAACAAAAACGTGGTCGCCCCCGACCATTGGCGAACAATGTGTGATTTTGGCGGCAAGCGGTGAATTTACCACGGCTTGCGTATTGGTTGGGCTTTATACGCAAAACAGCCCAAGCCACTCTCCCGATTTGCACGTGATCCAATTTGCCGATGGTGCAACCATTGAATACAACCAAGCGAGCGGTCGGTTAAACGTTGCCGGCATTAAATCCGCCTTTATCAATGCCAGTGAGCAAATAGATATTTTTTGCCCCACAGTGAATATCAAAGGCAATGTAAAAATTGATGGAAAAGTCACTAGCACGGGCGACATGGTAGCAGGCGGAATAAGTCAAATCAGCCACAAACACGGTGGCGTGCAAGGTGGCCCGAGTAAAACAGGAATTCCAGAATAATGAATCGATATACCGGAGAAAAACTGACAGACGAGGGGCAACATATCAAGCAATCTATTGCGGATATTCTCCTTACTCCCATCGGATCACGCATTCAACGGCGGGAATATGGCAGCCTAATTCCTATGCTGATTGACCGCCCGATTAGTCACATTCTTATGCTACAACTTTCCGCTTGTGCGGTGACGGCGATTAACCGTTGGGAACCCCGTGTACAAATTACCCAATTTAAACCACAGCTGACAGAACGTGGCATTACCGCCAGTTATGTGGTGCGTTATCGCAAAAATAATCAAGAAATTCATAATGAACAGCTCCTACTTGGAGGCAAACAATGAGCGAGCTAGTCGATTTATCAAAACTTGATGCCCCCAAAGTGCTTGAAGATTTAAATTTTGAAACCTTGTTGGCAGAACGAAAAGCAGAATTTATCACTTTATTTCCGCAAGAAGAACGCGCATTTTGGCAATCACGGTTAAGCCTTGAAAGTGAACCCATTACTAAATTACTGCAAGAAGTGGTTTATCTGCAGTTGCTTGAACGTTCTCGCATTAATCAAGTAGCACAAGCTACCATGCTTGCCTATGCCACAGGTTCAGATCTTGATGTCATCGCGGCTAACTTCAACGTACAACGACAAGTCATTCAAGCGGAGGACAATAGTGTCACGCCAAAAATACCGGCTATTTTAGAAGATGACACCTCATTAAGGCTACGCACCCAACTAGCGTTTGAGGGACTTTCCGTTGCAGGACCTCGTTCTGCTTATGTGTTCCATGCGCTTTCCGCACACCCCGAAGTCGCTGATGTTTCAGTAGTTTCCCCCGAACCGGCACAAGTGACCGTCACGATTTTAAGTCGAATCGGACAAGGCACGGCAAGCGAAAGCGTATTAAATGCGGTGCGGAAAAAACTCAATGATGAAAATATCCGCCCTATTGGGGATCGTGTAACGGTACAAAGTGCAGTGATCCACTCTTATAGCATCCGAGCAAAATTGCACTTATACCGTGGGCCGGAATATGAACCCATCAAAGCGGAAGCATTGAGAAAACTCACCGCTTACACCGAAGAAAAACGCCGATTAGGGCGTGATATTAGCCTATCGGGAATTTATGCCGCCTTGCATTTAGAAGGCGTGCAACGTGTTGAATTATTAAGCCCAACTGCCGACATAGTGCTACCCAGTTCAAAATCCGCTTATTGCACCGGCATTAATCTTGAGATTGTGACCAGTGATGATTACTAGCCACTTATTACCGATTGGTTCAACACCGCTTGAAAAACGGGCGGCAGAAATTCTCAAAAGTGCGGTTGAAAATCCCATCATTATTGCGGATTTAATCAATCCTGACCGCTGCCCCGTTGAACTGCTCCCCTATCTTGCATGGGCGTTTTCCGTCGATAAATGGGACGAGCACTGGGCGGAAGAAGTCAAACGCATTGCGATCAAGCAATCCTACTTTGTGCATAAACACAAAGGCACGATTGCCGCCGTCAAACGTGTTATTGAGCCTATCGGCTATCTGATCGAATTAACAGAATGGTTTAACGCAAAACCGCAAGGCAGGCCTGGTACATTTAGTTTGACTGTTGAAGTGCCGGAAAGCGGCTTAAACGAACAGACTTACAACGAATTAGTGCGACTGGTCAATGATGTAAAACCTGTCTCACGTCACTTAATACAGCTTGCTATCGCTATCTCGCCTACCGGCTCACTCAACACATTTGTCGGACAACAAGAGGGCGAAATTATCACCATTTACCCACAAGGATAATTATGGCTTCACAATATTTTGCAATTTTAACCGACTACGGCATAACCGCTTTTGCCAACGCATTAAGCAGTAAACAGCCGTTACAACTCACCACTTTTGCCGTGGGTGACGGAAACGGACAAGCCGTAACCCCAACAGCCAATCGCACCGCACTTGCACGGGAAAAACACCGTGCGCCGGTAAGTGCGGTTTCCCTTGATCCTCGCAATAAAAAACAAGTGATTGTCGAGCTAACAATTCCTGAAAACGTGGGCGGTTTCTACATCCGCGAAATGGGCGTATTCGATAACCAAAACAAACTGGTTGCTTATGCCAACTGCCCTGAAAGTTTTAAACCGACCGAAAGCAGCGGTAGCGGAAAAGTGCAAGTATTGCGCATGATACTCAAAGTTTCATCATCCAGTGCAGTAACATTGGGCATTGATCACAGCGTGATTTTTGTTACACGCCAACAGTTAAACCCGAAAACCATCACTGCCGCAACACAAAACGGCTTTGATGAAACCGGCCACACCCACGAAATTGATCGTGCGACAACCGCAAAAGCCGGTATTGTTCAACTCTCAAATGACGACAACAGTGATGATGAAACCAAAGCACCGACATTAAAAGCCATTAAAAAACTCAAGGGGCTTTATGACGGATTAAGACGCTTGTTGGATAGTTATATTCCAAACAGTAAAAAATCCAACGCTGTAAATAGTCCAAGTAGTGAGACGGTTGCGACAAGTGCTGCGGCTAAAACTGCTTACGACAAGGGCGTGGAAGCTAAAAATGCAGCTGATAATGCACAGCGTACAGCAGATGAGGCTGTGCGTTTTAACCGAAATTATTTTTCAGGCGATTTAAATAGTTTAAATGACAAGCATGAAGTTTGTTATTTAGAACAAGCACATACAAAAAATAGAAACTTCCCTTCCAACGCTTACCAATGGGGATATTACATGTTTATTCAAACGGTACTTTGGGTTCGCAAGTTTATTACGCCGACAATGGCGAACTGTGGGCTCGCACTCGTTGGCACAGCCACGACTGGAATAATTGGAAGCGCCTTGACGGATTAGACAATGTCTCGAAATCAGGCGACACCATGACCGGTAACTTAACGATTGATACCGCCGATTCGTTGTTAAAAGGAAAAAGAAATGGCACTAACAAATACGCTGTCGGACTCCGTAATAGTTCAAGTGACGATGCAGTCTTTATCAATTATACCTATGACACCGTATTAGAATTACTTCGCGATGCTATCCGTTCAAATAAAACGCTTATTGCAGCGGGAATGACTATTGAAAATTCAGATTATGCCGGGGTAAGTCTGAAAAATTTATCAAATCGCTATATCAGAATTGAGGGGAATCCGCACTCCGCAGCGGATATGCTGACCTTTGTTTATAGAGAGGCAAACGGAAGCAATATTAATGTCGTTGGTTTACCCCGAAAAAACGGTACATTGTTGTTAGATAATGACCTTGTCGGTGAAGTTGGATTTTTCGCAAGAGCAACACCACCTAGCGGCTGGTTAAAAGCTAACGGCGCAGCAGTATCACGCACAACTTATGCCGCTTTATTTGCAGCAATCGGCACAACATTTGGAGCTGGAGACGGACGTACCACTTTCAATTTACCTGATTTACGGGGAGAGTTTTTACGAGGGTTAGACGATGGGAGAAATATCGACTCGAATCGCCGTTTAGGGAGTTGGCAAAAAGGGACGATAGAAGGCTTTGATGGTTTAGATGCAACGTCTGTTTTTGGCGTGGGGTTGGTGAGAGATGGTGCATACAATACGCTGACATTAGAAGAAAGCGTGACCCTTGTAGGCGCAGACCACACCACTTACGATGACGTAAGAGAAATCGCACTCAAATGGGCAGGCGGCGGAGGTGCAAGAGCTACAAACAACTCTGCAGATAGAGAAGGTGGATTTTGGACAAAAAATAATAAAAATCCGGTTAAAAGCAGTCATTTCGCCGGTATGACCCGCCCACGTAATATCGCATTATTAGCTTGTATAAAATATTAAGGAAAATTATGACATATCCGGCACAAAAAACCGTTTATCAATATGACAACAATGGGGTTTACCTTGGTGAAACCCAAGCAGATTTATCCCCTCTTGAAGCAGAAGAAGGCATTTATTTAATGCCGGCAAACAGCACAGAGAAACGACCGGAAAACCGACCACACTTTGCCGCTCAATTTGATGGAAAAGATTGGCAATATGTGCCGGACTATCGGGGAGAAATCTATTATTCCATACAAACTGGCGAGCAAATTGTCATCAGTGAAATTGGTGAAATCTCAAGAGATTTTACTGCTCAAAAACCGCTTAATGAGCCATGCAAGTGGGATGGCCAAAAATGGATAAAAGATGAAGAAAAAATGACCGCACTTTTCACCCAACGCAAAACTGCTCTCTTACAACGCATTGCGGATAAAACCGATCAATTCAAAGCGCAATATCTACAAGGTTATTCCCAAGCCGAGATTGACAGCTTTTACCGACAAGAACGAGAGGCACGAAATGAATTACCGGAAATGATTTTGACTGAAATCTTTGAAGGTCGAGATGACTTAAAAAGCATTGAAGAGTTGAAAAAGAAAGTCATTGAAAAGGCGGATTTATTTGCAATTATCATGGGTAAACTTTTTGCGATTAAACAAAATTTTGAAACCCATATTGAGCAAGCGAAAACATTGGAAGACTTAGACAAAATTGAACTGGAGATTGAACAATGGCAAAAACTGTAAAACAAAAAATGAAGAATTGGGGTTATCACGTCATTATTGCGATTGACCAACTCTTTAATGCAGTCACTGGCGGCGGTGCAGATGAAACATTATCTAGCCGCACTTATCGCCGTACCATATTAACGCAAAGTAAGCCGAAAAAGCGTTGGCGTGTGTTATATCGTCTGATTAATGGGCTGTTCTTTGACAAAAATCACTGTAAAACCGCTTATGAAAGCGAGATTTCACGCAAACAATATCCACAAGATTTTGCATAA